CCTTTCCACTTCCAGCGGAGAGCAACGTCTTTGGCAAACGCATCTGACAATCCATCAACTGCTTGTTGAATTTCAGCTGAGTCTTGTGCATATGCACTACCGCAGATCAATGATCCCAAAATAACCAATGTTTGAATTGCTTTACGCATATCAATCTCCTTTCTATCACCGCGAAATTACGGCTTAAAGTTTTTCATAGTATTAACATCAGCACGAACTTTCGTCAATGCTGATTTGTCAAGAGCAACAAGTCCACGGTCAGTTAGATAACCTTCCTCACCAATGGCTCTATCGCTCACATACTCAGCCATAAATTCTTTCAAGCCAGGAATTACACCAACATGTGCCTTCTTGACATAAATGAAAAGTGGGCGAGACGTTGGATATTTAGTTGAGGAGATTGTTTCGAATGTAGGAGCAATACCGTCAATTTCGAGTCCTTTGACTCGATCCATATTCTCTTCCATGAATGAATAACCAAAAACGCCAAGAGCATTTGGATTTGTTGCAAGTTTTTGAACGATCAAATTATCATTCTCACCTGCTTCAACATATGCACCATCTTCACGGATTGTATGGCAAACTCTCTTGTATCTTTTCTCATCAATATCTTTGAGTGATTTGATCCAAGAATATTGCTGACATCCTGCTTCCAAAAATAATTCAGCAAATGAATCGCGTGTACCTGAAGTTGGTGGTGGACCAAGCACTTCGATTTTGATTGCTGGTAAAGATGGGTTTACATCTTTCCATGTTTTGTTTGGATTAGCAATAAGTTCAGTTGGATTTGATGGATTTGGAATCTGCTTTGCGAGAGCAAGATACACATCCTTACGAGTCAATCCGTTGATCTTATGATTCTTGCTTCCAGAGATCGTGAGCCCATCAAATCCAATCTTGATTTCTAGAATATCTTTGACACCATTTTGTGAGCATGTGACAAATTCACCAGCCTTCATGCGACGTGATGCATTGGCAACGTCTGGGAACTGTGGACCAACACCATTACAAAACAACTTGATGCCGCCACCAGTGCCTGTTGATTCGACCTTTGGCGTTTTGAACTTACCAGTACGACCAAATTGCTCAGCAACTTTAGTGGTGAATGGATAAACTGTTGATGAACCAACTACTGAAATTTGATCACGACCAGCTTGTGCATTTGAATATGCAGAAAGAGTCGCTAATGCTAAAACTGCTAAAAATTTCTTCATCTCTTATCTCCTAGTTAAAATTATATTACGAAAATTTTTCAATTGTTTTACGCTTGTTTATGTTGTGAAGATAATTCACAATTTCCCAAGTTCCATTATGATGCTCGACTAATGCTGTGCAGGACTCAACCCAGTCGCCATCATTCATGTATTCAATGCCATTGATCTCTTTGATTGCTGCTTTATGTACATGTCCGCAGATTACACCTTGTGCGTTATATTTTCTGCAGTAGTCTGTAATTAGAATTTCGAAGTCAGACATGAACGCGACTGCTTCTTTTGTTTTGTTTTTTAGATATGCACTCAAACTCCAGTATGGCATACCTACTTTTGCGCGAACGCGATTGAGTAAATTATTGAGGCGCAACAAGATATCATAAAACCAATCGCCTACGTGATAGAGCCAAGAGAGTTTTGTTGCAAGCGCAGCATCAAAAAGATCTCCGTGAATCACCATATATCTTTTACCATTCACTGCGTTATAGCGGCATTGATTCACCAACTCAATATTGCCGAAGTGAATATCGTATGGAAGAAGATCACGGAAAGAATCATCGTGATTTCCGACGATATACTTTACATTTGTTCCGTTTTTTGCAGCCTTGAGAATTTTACGAATCACATCAGTGTGTGATTGCTGCCAAAAGAATTTTCTTTTCAATCTCCAGCCGTCAATAATATCGCCGACTAGGAATAAATTTTCACAAGTATTATTTTTTAAAAATTCAGAAAGAAGTTCAGCCTTGCAGCCTCTTGAGCCAAGATGAACATCTGAAATAAAAATAGACTTGTAGTTCATTCTGACTCCTGGGTGGAGTCAGTATATAGCGAAAAAATATTACAGTTTTATTAAATCTCGGTTCATCCTTCGCGACACGTTGTACACCGCATCCTGGATTCCTCTTTTACAAAAGCAGCCATCGCTGTGCGACAAACCTTACACCGAAAGGTAGGGCGGCTGGTTGGTTATTTAGTATTCATCCCATTGAAATTGACTTGACGTTCTCTATTCTAAAAGAGCGCCAGCCATTCGCATTGACATCCCAAACAGAAACAGTGTTGTTATATTTGGATTCCATTACTAATGCACCCTTTTGTGTAGGTGCATTCGGAATATAATTTGCAAGTAAAGTACAAGTCATCACACGCTCATCGCCATTCACTTTGGTAAACGTGATTACAACAACATTATTACGAAGCATATCAATCAAACCATCACGAGTAAACATCGTCATACTTGCCTCACTATTGAACGTATCGTTTTTTCAGGAAATTGCCAATTTTCTAGAATCTTAGAGAACATTGCCTTTATATCTTTTTTAGGGATTGCATTGTTTTTTACCATCATGCCGTTGTAACCTGCGCTGGCATGATTTCTAATGAAATGTTCAACATCACCAATATATGCACTCAAAACTTCTGCTGAGTCTTTATCGTTTTCTTTGTACGTCAAAACATGATATTTAAAACCAAGATCTTCGTTTGGTTTAATGTGTTTATCTTTATATTTGTAGAGAGTGGAGTCGATCTCATGTTTGATGCTACCCTTTTTGGTGACAGTTTCAACATGCCACAAAGCACCATCGCAATCTTGATATGTAACTGACATAGTGCACTCCTATACTTTTTCTTTCTCCGTCTTATCGATCATGTATCGCGCGATGTACCAAGCATCAACAATATCAGTCGTTGGAGAACCTAGTTTTGTCGTAGGGCTTATTATACTATGTAAATCTACAAAAGTATCCTTTACAAATGCTTCATACATTTTTTCTTTTGTAGCATTACCTTTACCAGTTGCATATTTCTTGATGACAGTAGGTGCAACTGTAAAGAATTTATATTGGGCTTTATATAGCATGTACTTCAGAATACCGCAATTTTCAGCAAGATTAAACACCCTGCCTTTAGACCCAAAAGAATAATCTTCAATTAGAATAACAGTTTCTTTTTTATCAAAATCAGAAAGAATTTCAAGAACCCAAGAAGCAATATTTTCATATCGTTGCTGATCAACATAATATTCTCCGTGCTCTTCGCCGAGAATATTATGAAACTTGCCTTGCACAGTTTTACGATCGTTTAGGAAATAAAAATATGAATTGGAAAATGTCTTATCGCGAGCAATACAAACACAAGGAGAAGTTAGTGAATAGTCAATTCCAACGACGGTTGTCATCTTCTTCTTCTAGAGGATCTTCAAGAACATCATCCTCATAATCGCCATCATCATTAAAATTTAATTCTTCACTTTCGCTATCATAAAAATCGCCGCAAAATGGGCAATGACTTGGCGAATAGCTGACTTCATCTTCTTCATAAGATAGCGAAAAAGATGATCCGCAATTATCGCAAATTAATTTTAGATCTGGCATCATTAACTCCTGTTTTTACCAAGCCCAAGACACATAACTGTATCTGGTGCCTTTTGTTACTTCTGTTACTTTGTGTGGATACATAAAATTACTTGGGAATATCATAATTGAACCTGCTTTTAATTTGATTGTTTCTGATTCCCAAAATATTAAATCGCCGCCTTCATAGTCATCATTTAAAGCACCAAGAATAGAAAGCACTGGAATTCCTTTTCTGGTTCCATCAAACATACTATGAATGTGGTCACAGTGGAGTTTCATTCTTGTGTCAACATTATAACGATTATAGCGAACCTGAGTATATCCACTCCAACTGCTAAACCAATCACTAAAACGAGACTGGTCTTTCACTATGTATTGTTCTAGAGCAAACCAAATTTTATCTTGAAGCGTTTTTGTTTCGACTATCTCTTGCCCATATGATATCGATAGTTCTTTTTCGTAACTTACGAATTGATTTGTAGTAGGTTGATGGAATGAATGAGTTTGCCAATCAATCTTATT